ACTGTGACCACGTATGACCGTGCTCTAGCTTTTTTTGGTTGTGTACTTTAGTCTACCTTAGCCCTATGAATAAGGCAGCGCAGAAGATTTACAACAGGCTCACAACCTACTTACAGGAGGCAAACAAATTAGCCGAGGCAGATACCGAGTTACTACAGCTTGCTGCAAATGTCCGCGCCGAAATTGACGGCTTGCAAGAATATATAGATATGCACGGCAGTACGTACGAAAGCATAACGCGCACAGGCGAAATAATGCACAAACACCGACCCCAGCACCAGCAACTAGTTGACGCGCGAACGCGATACCTTACAATACTGCGCGATCTAGGATTAACGCCCGCAGCGCGTAATAAGGTTACGCAAGTTGAAAACGAAGAAAGCGTACTTGAAAGCCTCTTAAATACTAAATGAAGCACGCCGCGCATAAGTACGCGCAAAAGGTTAAAGACGGTAAGATAGTAGCAGGCAAGTACGCCCGCCTAGCTTGCGTGCGTTACCTTGACGACCTAAGTACAGCCGAAGCGAACGGCTGGGAATTTAGGGAGGCTACAGCGCGCGCTTATATAGAGTTCTTTAGGAAAGCGCTTGTTCATACGGTAGGCCAGTATGACGGCCAACCCTTTGAGCCTTTGCCTTGGCAGCAGTTTGTACTGTGGAACTTATACGGGTGGTATAACAAGGACGGTAGCCGCCGCTTTAGGTATGCGTATATAAGTGTAGGCCGTAAGAATGGTAAGACTACTTTGATAGCTGGGTGCGCGTTGGCCGCTGCGGTATTTGATGAAGAACAGGCAGGGCAAATATTTTTTGCTGCTACAAAACGCGATCAGGCCCGTATAGGTTTTGAAGAAGCCGCGCGTATGGCAAGTAGAAGTCCTGCGCTTCGGCCCGTATGTCAGGTAGGTAAACACGATATATATATACCCAAGTATGACGGCAGAGTGACGTACCTAAGTAGCGACAGCCGTAGCCTTGACGGTCTTAACGCTAGTTTTTGCGCAGTCGATGAATACGCCTTTCATAAAGATGACAGCGTAAGTAATGTGCTGCGCTCAAGTATGCAGGCGCGTAAGAACCCTTTACACCTAACTATAACTACGGCGGGAACTTTTCAGGGCGCGTGCTTTCAGTTGCAGAAAACAGTTAAGCAAATTCTAGACGGCGTAAAAAAGGACGCGGCACAGTTCGGCATCATATACGAACTTGACGAAGGCGACGACTGGAAGATTCAAAAAAACTGGCGGAAGGCTAACCCGTCATTAGGGGCCACGCTTACCCTTGACGGATTAAAGAAGCAATACGTACAGGCTAAGAACATAGGCGGCAGCTATCAAACAGAGTTTAAGATAAAGCACCTTAATACGTGGGTGAGTGCTTCAAAAACTTGGATACCCGCAGAAGCTTGGGCAGCCAACAAAGACGAAGCAGAGGTAAGGGGCTTGCCTTGTTTTGGCGGCTTAGACCTTGCCAGCGTTAGCGACCTTACAGCGTTGGTATTACTTTATCAGGACGGGGAAACGTACCACGCGCGCGGGTATTACTGGCTGCCTAAAGATACTTACGAGGCTGTGTTACTTTCCGACCCTTCGCACCCTTACGGGCGTTTTATCTCTCAAAAAAACTTTATACTTACGGAAGGTAACGTAACGGACTACGCAAGCATTAGAAAACTTCTTACAGGCGTTACTTATACGCCTCAAGGCGAACAATACACAGAGGCGAACCTATTAGCACAAAGCGAAGTAAAGAAGATAGCTTACGACAGATACAACAGTACGCAGATAGCTATAGACCTTACAAACGATGGCGCGCCGTTAGTACCGTACGGGCAAGGCTTCGTAAGTATGAGCGCGCCAACTAAGCAGCTCGAAGTATTGGTACGTAGCGGAAAGCTTAAGCATAACGGGGACGCTGTGTTAGCTTGGGCGTTGCAAAATGTAGAACTCCGTACCGATCCCGCAGGTAACGTAAAGCCTGACAAGGGCAAAAGCGATAAGGGTACGAGGCAAAGCAAAATAGACCCTATTGTAGCTTTGGTAATGGCGTTAGGGGAAAGTATGAAACAAGAGCCCGAAACTACAGACGATGCTTTGACAGTTTGGGCTATATAGGGGCGTAGCTCAATGGTTAGAGCACCAGCCTTATACGCTGTAGGTTGCGGGTTCAAATCCCGCCGCCCCTACTTTTTTGTGCATTTGTGTAATACTTTAAACATTTTACCCTATCTTTACAACGTAGAACGAAACAAACCCCAAAACCATGACCTACGCAGAATTTAAAAAAATCGCCCCACGCGTCGAATTTTTGCGCGCAAAGCAGAAGGCTAACACTATTACCGCCACAGAGTCTAAAGAACTTTTTGCCCTGATGTTTGGCGAAGAATTTATGAAATCTGAAGACAAGGGCGCGCGCAAAACATACGCGGAATAAATGGAGGCTGTTACCAAATACGAAAAGGCCGCCGCTGCGATTACCAACCAATGCCCTGCCGTATTTTTCGCTTTTGTCAAGCAAGGCGGTACGTTAGTAGGTATTGCCTTAGACGACGAAAAAAAGACAGAAGTAAGGGTACACTTTGACCGCAAAGAAGTGAGCCTAATGGCGAAAGCGTACGACCTAACGTTAGGCACAGGCTACTGCCCGTACGGTTCGCGCGATATGTGGACACTTACAGAAAAGTATACTTATTAGTGGTAAACAAAAAAGGATGTATAACCAAAATAAGTAAGCGCCTTCGGGCGCTTTTTTTATCTTTGTTATATGCCCCTAGACAATTACCAAAAGGTTGAGCAAATGCTTTATGCCTCTACGGAAATACAAACTATAAGCGTAAAAAGGGAGGGGGACGAGCTGCACGTAACTTATATGCTTGGTGACGTAGATTTAGGTATAACATTTACCGCATACGAAGTAGACAGAATAGCGCAGAACTACGCAGGGCAGTAGCTCACGTAGTGCCGTAGGTTTTCTATATTTGTGGGTAATGCTTGAAAGATTACGGCAACTTTTCACCCGAGGCGCGCAGATCGCTTATACTGGCGGTAACTGGGCTAGCCTTAGAGCTACAGCAAGCGGCAGCGGTCAATATATGGACGCTAGCCGCGCCCTTAGTGTAAGTACGGTATACGCTTGTATATATAAGATAGCTAGCACGCTAGGAACTTTGCAGCTCACTACGTTACGGCGGCAAGGGACGGGCAGCACGCCAGCCCTTGAACTTGGTATTTACGATCTATTAGCACAGCAACCCGATATAGGTATAACAGCCTCATACTTTTGGGAGCAGCTCACGGCTAATATGTTACTGCACGGCAAAGGCTTTGCTTTAATTGTAAGAGATCAAGATACAGGCGCGCCTATTCGCTTAGAGTTTATACCAACAAAGCACGTAAAACAATTAGAATTTGAGGGCGCACCTATATACGAGGTAGAAGGTATAGACGGCGTTGTGTTTGGGGATGACATGTTATGTATCCCGTACCTACTTGGCGTAAGTCCTATAGAACTTCACGCGGAAACGATAGGCCTAGCCGCTGCCGCAGAAAGCTACGCAAGCGAATACTTTAGGAACGGCTCTATAATGACGGGCGTATTAAGTAGTGACCAGCCATTAAAAAAGGAGCAATTAGATATAGTGCGCGACAGTTGGAATGCCAGCAGCGCGGGCAACCTTACCCGCGTCTTACCCGCTGGCTTTAAATATGACCGCATAGCCCTTAGCCCTGACGAGGCGCAAAATATAGAGGCGCGCAAACTAAGCGCACAGGATATAGCCCGACTGTATAACGTACCCCCTGCCCTTATAGGGTTGGACGGTAATTTAACGTACAGTAATACCGAGCAGGCGGGTATATTCTTTGCCCGTCATACTATACTGCCTATAGCGAGGCGCATAGAACAGGAAGTAGAAAACAAACTTTTAAACCCTGATCAACGCGCCCAATACTTTGTGCGTTTTAACATTGACGATTTGATGCGCGGCGACATTAAGACGCGGGCAGACTATTATAATACTTTGTTACAGGCTGGCGTACTTACGCCTAATGAAGTAAGGGCGCAAGAAAATTTACCCACAGCGGAGGGCGGCGACACCTTGCGCGTGCCAGTTAACGTAATAGCTGCGGATCGTTTCGAGGCTTACAGCGATAAACTTAGCGAAGGCTTGTAATGTTTGACGACTACCCGAAAGCCGCAAGCAACGCCGCAGCCCGCGCGTTAAAACATAAGACAGAATACGGAAGCGACTGCGGCACGCCCGTAGGTTGGCGCTCTGCTGGCATAATCTCACAAAGAAAGCCGCTTACAGAGGACAGGCTAAAAAGGGTTTATAGTTTTCTAAGCCGCGCCAAGGTATACGATACTGGTAGCTTTTTAGATGACGGTAAAGAAGTATGCGGGTCTGTGATGTACGCAGCTTGGGGCGGTAGTAGTATGCTGGCCTATGCACGTAAGAAGGTGCGCGAACTAGCAGAAAGCCGCGCAAGTGTTGGCGGCGTAGATGGATTTACCGAGGCTGTAGCAACAGGACTTAAAAACAAGGTAAAAGAGTTCAACGAAAATAATACTAAGTACAAAGTAACGGCCAATATGTTGGCAAGGGTATTTAAGCGCGGTATAGGCGCTTATAATACCAACCCCGAAAGCGTGCGCCCTACTGTAAAAAATGCAGAAACTTGGGCTTATGCGCGGGTAAATTCTTTTCTTTATGCAATGAAAAACGAAAAATTCAGAAGCGGTAAACACGATACCGATCTCTTCCCCGAGGGCCATCCCTTACGGAGCGACAAAGAAGAAGATAACGAACGCGCCCGCGTTGGCACTATGGACGGCGTAGCCATTTACAGCACTAAGGCAGAAGCCGAAGCAGCGGCGGAAAAAATGGGCTGTACTGGAACGCATACCCATAAAACTGACGACGGCGAAACGGTATATATGCCGTGCAGCTCTCACGATACGGCTACGAATGGCAGCGGCGGAAATATGGAAGGCGGCGGCGGATACCGTAGCGCCGAAGGCGTTATACACTTACGCAGCGCAGAAAGCGCCGTAGAAGTGAGACAGGAGGGCGAAGGAACGACAGTAACAGGCTACGCCGCAGTATTTAATAGCGTTACGGATTTAGGCAGCTTCCGCGAGCAGATCGCGCCCGAAGCTTTTACAAGGGTTTTAGAATCTAACCCTGATACGGTAGCGTTACTAAATCACGATACCAATTTAGTTTTAGGGCGCACCACTAGCGGTACTCTAAAGCTTGCCGTAGATGAAAAAGGCTTACGGTATGAATTGAAGTTAGGAAATCAAACGTACGCCCGCGATCTAGCCGAAAGTATGAAGCGCGGCGATATTTCAAAGAGCAGTTTCGCCTTTACTATAGAGCGCGATAGCTGGCAAGAAAACGTAAGAACGGTAGAGGAAGTACGCGGCCTTTATGATGTAAGTATAGTAACGCGGCCAGCCTACCAAGAAAGCAGCGCAGACCTACGCGGCAAGGAACGCGCGGCCTGTGGGTGCTCAAATAAAAAAGATTCAACAAAGGCGGAAACTGCTACGCCTGCGCCAACTAAGCGCGCTAAATTGCAGAAAGTTTCAAAAACTAATTTTAATATGAAGAACAGCGACCAGCTAAAGAGCTTGCGAAGCAGCAAGCTTACAGAACTTAACGCGCTGGTAGAAGTAGCAGAAGCGGAAAGCCGCGACTATACCGAAGCCGAAGTACAGCGCCAAGAACAAATTAATGCCGATGTAGCAGAACTAGACGCGCAAATTAAGCGCGCAGAGTCTACAGAAGCGAACGTACAGCGCTTCGCGCAGATGGGGGCAACAGCACCTAAAGCGGAAACGGTAGAAGTTGAAAAGATGAAGGGCCAGTATAACCTGCAGCGCGCGCTACGCGATGCAGCCCAAGGCCGCCTCTCAGGTATTGAAAATGAGATGCACCAAGAAGCTTTGCGCGAAGCGGCGCAGTATGGTATACAGCTTCGCGGTAACGTATGTATACCTAAGAGCTTTATAGAGTCTCGTAATATGTACGGCAATGACGCAAACGGTACGCCTGACAGCGCAGTAACTACTACAGGCACGGAGGCTACGCCAGTTATTGAGGCGCTGCGCCCTACCCCTATTATTGAAAGCTTGGGCGCTACGCAGCTTACGGGCTTCGTTGGTGATATTAAGTTGCCTTCTATGCCCTCAGACGCGGCTAGCTTGCCCGCCGAAGGTGTGGCAGCAACGGCTGTAAGTGGCGCGTTTACTTCGCAGACGCTTACACCGCAGCGCTTCGCTACAGAAATTACTATTACTAAAGAGGCTTTGAACCAAGCTGCTGGGAATATGTCTGACGTGATCGCGCGCGACTTTGGTAACGCGATAGCTAACGCTATTGATACGCACGCTTTTGCAAACATTGTAAACGGAGGTAAGGCAGTTTCAGGCGTACAGATTACCCCAGCCGCAGCGGACGGCGATTTTAACAGCGCTCAAGGTACTTTCGTACAGTCTACAGAAACAGGCACGAACGATATGGCAGCCACTTCTGCCGCTGACGTGCTGCGCCTTTGGGGTGCTATTAGTGACAGCGGGATAGCGGAAAACGGTTCTTTCGTTATGCGTCCCGCTACAGCGGGCCACCTTATGACGTTGGCGCAAGTGACTAACGGCACGGAGCTTATGCAGGGTAATAGAGTTCTAGGCTATAACGCTGTATTCTCTACCCGCGTACCGCGCCTCGTAGGTACTAACGTCCACGCCGATGCGGTCTTCAGCAACGGCGGAGCTGACGTTGCCTTGGGTGCTGGTTTTGTTTCCGATATAATGTTCTTCGGAGACTTTTCGCACTTGTTCTACGCTCAATGGGGTGGGCTGTCGCTCACTATTGATCCGTTCTCTGGCGCTTCGGCGGGTACGGTAAAAATTGTCGCAGATAATTACTACGATGCTAAGTTGAGAAACGCAAAGGCCGTAGGCTTTATGCTCTCTTCTAATGATACAGTAGCAGGCGCAGACTCGTAAGAGTTGACTAAACAATAAGAAAAGGGGCGGCAGTTTGCCGCCCTTTTTTTACTTTAGCCTAAACGGTTAGATATGTTAGAATTTATAATAAGTAACTGGTACGCCCTTGCTGCTGCCCTTTTGGTATTTTTGAAAGTGGTAGCTAACCTGACCTACGTAACTTGGGATAACCGAGTATTTGAATTTTTAGACGTAGCAATTAACTACTTTGTACCGCCGCGCGGTAAAAGGAAAAAATGATAGTAAGCCTTAACGATACGGCGCGCGGTAATTATAGCAGCGTTATAAGTACGGCAGATCTAAAAGCGCATCTACGAGTAACACACAGCGACGAAGATACTTTAATAGAAGTGTACCGCGCTGCCGCTTGCGAGTTCGTAGAAGCGTATTGTAATACGCGTATAGTTAGCGGAACTATTAATTTTAATGCTTCAGGCTTTGCCAGCATTATAGAACTACCTATAGCACCAGTAATACGGGTAAATAGTATTACCTACAAAACAAGCAAAGACGGCGCAACTCAAACCCTAGCGAGTTCACAATACTACGTTGAAAAGAACAGGAAGCCAGCCGTACTTAAATTTATTACAGCGCCGAGCGTAGATAGTGAAGACCCTGCCCCAGTTGTTATAAATGCAGACGTAGGCCACACCACCGCGCCCGAATCTTTGGTACAGGCTGTGCGCTTTATGGTTGGACATTTTTACGAAAACAGGCAAGCGGCAGAAGCCGCTAGCGTTAAAGAAATACCGTTGGGTATTTTTAGCCTTTTGAACCCTTACCGCGTTATTAGTTTTAGGTAATGAGGATAGGCGGGCAAGATCGTAAGATAGCTATACAATTTCGTACAGTAACGCAAGACGCATACGGCCAAGGTATAGATAGCTTTAATACGCAGTTCCAAGCGTGGGCGCGCATAGATACCCGCGCGACAGGCGCGAGCGAAGATATAGAAGACGGAATAGAAAAGGCAGTACAGCGCGTAGTATTTCTTATTAGATACAGTACAGACGTAGCAAGCATAACAAGCGGCGACAGAGTGGTATATAATTCTAAGGTATACGATATAGAAAACGTAGTAGAGCTAGGGCGTAATACGTCCCTGCGCCTCGTTTGTAAGCTGGTACAGTAATGGGAATTATGAAGCGCCAAGCCACGCCAACAAAAAGGCGCGGTAAGTTTGATTTAACGGGACTGGACGAACTAACGGCCAAGCTAGAAAAGGTAAGCCGTTTCTGTCATAAGACAGATAACAAAGCCAAGGCAATACACAAAAGGCACGCCCACAACCTAAGCCGCCAGCTAAAGCGTAGAATAAAGCCTTACAAAAAGGACATAGTAGTAAAAGACAAACGCCGCAAAAAACCTACGATAGTAGAGAAAGGAACTTATAAAAGAAGTATAGGCTTTTGGCAGCCAAAAAATGCGCGGGTAGATCACGTATATATGATAGGTGCGCGTACGGGTACAAAGGTTAGCAGTAAGCGTGACGCGTGGTTTCAGCTTATAGTTGAACAGGATAAGCAATTTATACAAGGGACAAATAGGCACGCTGGCCTCATACAAGCTTTTCTAAAAGAAGCCGTACCAAAAATGCGGCGTAAATTGGTTGAGGATTACAGAAAGGAATTTAAAAAGCTGGCTAAGTAATGCTATATACGCACGGAATTAAAACCTTGTTAGAAAATGATAGCAGGGTAGTAAGCGAAGTAGGTTCTAAAATCTACCCTATAGACGCGCCAAGCGGTACGGCTTTACCCTTCATTACTTACGAGGCTGTGAGTACAACGGTAATACATAGTAAAGATTCACCCGAGTACAAACAAAGTAGAGTTGAAGTAGTAGTATATGCTGGCACTTACGCGCTAGCTTGCGATATAGGTAACAAAGTACGTACAGCCTTACAGCGCAAAAACATAAAAGATGTAGTAAGAGGCTACGAAATAGATAAAATATTTATACAGGATGAAGAGGTAGAGCACCTTGAAGATCCGAGGCGGTACGCCTTTGTGTTAGAAGTAGAAGCCTTTGTAATAATGTAGTATCTTTACGAAATGGCACTAAGGAAAGTAACACTAGTAAAAGCTTGGATTCATCCCACAGGCACAAAATTTAAGGCAGGCGAAAGCTTTAGAGTATTAGACGAATTGTACCAAGAACTTAAAGAGGCGGG